ATTTTTAATTTTTGATTTTAAAAATACTTCAGTGACAAAAGATTTTTTGATATCTTTGATTAGATTGTATTTGTCTCTACGTAATGTAGATTCATTTAATCTATTTCTAGAAGTTATACAAGCGTCAACAAATAATTCTGCTTTTTTATCTGAGTTAAATTTTTCTTCTGATAAACTTCTATATAATTTTAATTCTTTTGTTAATTCAGATGATGGCCTGAAATGTCTGTTAATTAATTTCAAGGCTTTAGAATCTAAACCGTTCATAACGTCAGAAGCTACTTGTCTTACTAATAGTTCAAACAAGAGCCCTGTGTTTTTAAATTTTGAATGTTTTACATTTCTCATATTGAGCGCCCTATAATATGCATATACTTTTAAATAAATATGAGACTCTTAAAGAAACACCTACGATTTAATCATCTAGTAGACGAGTCTCATCTAACATTGTTCCTTTGTCAATATCTTCTTCTTTATTTTGTAAACTTTCTTGTAAAACTTTAGGTGATTTTTTAGGAATATTTGCTAAAGACTGCATCAAAGTTTTATCTATTGATTCAAGACCTAAAGGACCATTTTTAAAATTGTGCTGTAATGGTGATTTATCAGTACTAAATGTTTTATTAATTGATTTTATTCCTAATGGATCTCGTCCATGTGGTGATTTATGCTTGCCCCATGTTCCAGGTTCTTTTGGTCGGCCAGGACCTGCTACATGTTCTTGTTCTTGACCTGGCAATAATCCTCCTTTGTTAGCAACATGCATTGATGCTATATCATGAGGAGTTCCAAAACTCATATTAGTTTTCTTTGGATCATTTCCTTCACTCTTGATCTGTTCATGTCTAAACTGCTGTTTTAAATCTTCTACTACTTGTTCTTGTTCCGCAGTCCATTCTACATAACTCATTCCAAATATATTTTCATAAATGTATTTTTGTGAAAACATATTTGACTCTTTCATTGTATTTGCCAACCCTATTTTTTCGTTTAGTATTTCTACTTTTTGTTTTTCATAAACAATAGAAGGATTAGTTAAAGATAAATTAAAATTAACTAAATCTTCATCTTTATATCCTTGTGTATATAAATGAACAATTGCAATTTTAGTTAACTCTGATACAAATATTTTTTGTATTCTTTCAATTGTTCTTGCAAATCTTACATCTTCTGCTGCCAGAGTTGCTTTACCTTCAACTCCTTCATCATATCCTAAAAATGCTTTTGGTATTTTTAATGCAGCAAATAGTTTATTTTTTAAATAATCTATATCTTCAATTTGTCCATCATTAGATAATCCAGGTAAAGCTTCAATTTGAGTTCCTGAATCGCCTCCTCTAACAGGCATAAAATAATCTTCTATCATATTTTGAAGATTAAATTTAAGATTATAGTCTCCTGTCTTTTCATCAATATATGGCACCTTTTTCATTTTATTGATAATATTTTGCATATGAGAATCAATTTCATGTGGTGGAATATTTCCTACATCAATTTTAAAAATTCTTCTTTCTGGTGCTCTCATTATTCTATGAATTAACATTGCATCTTCCATTAATGTTAATTGTTTAAATAATTTTCTTGCTGGTTCGATCATCGACTTACCATATGGTAAAAAGTTTGTATCTGATAATAATCTAAAATGTGCTATTTCAAATGGTTCAAATTCTTGATATGCTCCTCCAGATGTTTTACCAAATGCGTAATGCGCAGAACCTCCTCCATGTGTTTGTTCCATTACAAATTTATAAGCATATGGATTTTCAGCATCAAATCCTTCATCTCTTCTTAATTCATATGCTGATATTGGGGTTACATTTACAATACCTACTTCTTCTTCAATATCTAAATGTAAGAAAAAATCTCCATATTTACAAGCATTTCTAATCCAAGGCCATAAATTATAATCTACATTTAAAATATCGTAAAATAAATTTCTTAGTATTTTTTGAATATCTTCATTTTCTGATGTAATTGTTAATGTATCTCCATCAGGATCTTTAATCGTAGATTCGTCCGCATAAATATCTAATGCTGATGCAATTATTGCATCCATATCCATATTTTCGTAATCAGTAAATAATTCTACTTTTGCAGTATGAAATGTTTGATTTTGGTTATACGTTCCATATCCATTACCTCTATGAACACCTGAAAATCTATCCACATATCTTTTAGAAGATAAGTTACCTACAGATTGTAATTTATTTGTATCAACCGCTTTCAGTCGATTTTTTGCAATTCTCCTGACAACTACGTTAGTTGCGAAAAGTCTACTTAATCGTGATCTTAATGTTTTTTGTGCCATAATATTTCGTTTTATATAAATATCAGATTAGCCAAGTTAAATCGTTATTTTCCTTGTCACCTGACTCCCATTTCCATTCTTTTGGTTTACTTTCTTTATTAGTATATACTCCACTGTTAGATTTTCCGAAATGTCCTAATGCTTTTTTATTTAAATCTATACCTTGTTGTTTCAATCTCAATGCAGTATCCCGCATCCATAATCCAGTTGCAAAAGACATTACCAAATCATCATTATAACCTCTTGCAGCTTCTGCTCTATGTCCTAACCAAATAAAAGTAAATAGCTCGTCTATCAATCTTTTTGAATGCACAATAGGCGTTTTTTCTCTAAAATAAGTTTCAAGTTTTGAAATAACTAAAGGTCGAGTTCTTGAAGTCATTGAGAATCCAGGAACCTTTTGTGACTTTGATTTTAAGTCATAATTTTTCTTTAAATGTATTTCTTCATCAATATATCCATCTTGTTTGTAAGAATAATACAAATTAGAATATCCTTTATCTAATGCAACTTGAATTGAGGCCCAGCCTATATTTGCATTTTCAACTACTAGTAAAGCTTCATTATATTCTGTTGCAACAGCTACTAACATGTTACCATATTCTGTTGTTCCTATTTTACCTCTATATTCTGCAACTTGTGCACATCTATCAACATCAAATACATGGAATGCTGAATAATCGGTAGAATCTCCTCGAGCCACATCAGCTACTACCATATATGATTTTGTATAATCTGGATATTCCCATATCCAATAATTGCCATCCATTCCTCGTTTTTCTACCGGATCTTTTGTATAAGTTTCTTTATACCATTGTAGTACTTCGCCATCAACAACAGTATGACCTGATGAAATAAAATCACAATCACATTCTTGAGCTGCCATTTTATCACCTAATAAGGCAGTTTGTTTATCCCTCCAAACTTCATCTCTATCTGGATGGACAGTCCAATGTAATTTAATTGGATTAAATTCTCCTCCTGCTTCTGCATCTACCCATTGTTTATGAAACCAATTTCCTACTCCATTGGGCGTCGATAATGCAATA